CTACTAATGTTATACGTTAGTAGTTGAACCTCGCACCAGCGGTGCGGTCGTCAGTGTGTTTAGCATCACACTGTAGTACTGTGCCTCTGGCCTAGCACTTCTGAGAGCGAGTTCGGCTCTCGTTGGGTCTATTGTTTTGTCCCAAGACCCACTGAGAATACGGAGGCAGCGCTCGTACTTTCTCTCTCTGATCCCGTTCCAGAGAGATCGCTCGAGTGACTTCTTCCACCGAACATAGGGGCTCCCCGATAGCAGTCTCTTGATGGTTTGGTGAACAGTCGTCTGTGAAATCAGTCGACCAATATAACCACGTCTCTTACGAATCTCCGCCTCCACGTCCACTCTTGATCTGTAGAGTGGCTTCTTGGATGGGAGCTTATGTTCGAGTCGGTACTGCATCTCTTCGATGCCCAGGGCAGTGAGAAGAATCTCACTTGCCGGTACACCATTAGGGACGTTCGGGAGGTCTCGCAGCTGTCGTCTGAGCCCTTGATAACTCTTGCTGCTCTCGTGCTCGAAGAATTGGACTGGTCCAAACTTCAGGTACGCAAGAACTGTCAAGAGGTCCGCATGCCCCTCGCCGCCTCCACCTTGGTGGTGGGCGCCTGGGACCTTAGCGCTCGCACGACAACGCTTGATCGTCCTGATAGCAGCGTCGCGTATTGGTTGTGACGAAGTTCGACTCGAACTAAGTCCATCCACAACTACTGCGCCTCGCTGCTTGTCTATCGCTCTAGCCCCTACCGCTTCTCCTATTCGCAAGATAGGTAGGGCAGACGCATGTGAGATGCTATCCCTCTTTACTAAACGTTCACAGAAGACCCCTCTCTCCTTGGAGATGAAGGACTTGGTCTTGTTTAGTTTGAGATATAGCTCTTCCACGATCTGCCCATACACTTCGATCTGTCGAAGAGTCCAAAGCCCTACTAAATCGTCTCCGCAGGTGGCGAACGAGCTCATTGGAGCACCCGTCATCCATGCCGCAAAGGCGTTTAGTATACTAAGGACAGTCCACCCAGTTCCGAGTCCCATCAGAGCTCCGCATTCTGTCATCAAGACTCTACCCTCGAGATCCACGATCTCATGCTGGTTCACCACTCCTCGGAGTGCGTTGTCCCACCAAACGGGTTTGCCGATTATGTCGGTAACGCAGTCTAAGACGAATGTCGCGAGCTCTATGCTGATGGGATCGGTCGACTTAGAGAAGTCTGCTGAATAAACGAAGAGCTCTCCCCGAGCTCCTTCGTTTCGCAGGTGGACTTCTCTATTTCGGAGCATGGCCCGGGAAAAGCTGAGATCCTTCAGCGCAGGAATAAGATGAGCAGTCATCGCCCGCGACGCCCAGACCACGCTCGCCGTATGGACGGTTGCAACCCGAATCTTCCCGTCAGGTTGGACGATTGGCAGAACCTTAGCCTTTCGCTCAAACTTTGACTCGAAGGTCGATTCGAGAAACAACTCTTCTAGAGATCGTCGTGTATCTCTCTGTTGGATCGGGACATGGTTGTCTAGGTATCCGCTCCACTCGTCTCCAATGACTCCCCACGCCGCATCGTCGATCGCCTGATCGTCCGTGTGCATGAGTTCAAAGGCTGACATGTGGTCGTATCCCCAGTCATCCGTGGCCCCGACTCCAGCAGAGACTATCTTGTTCGCGAGCCGTTCGTCTTCCTCAGCCTGAAGCACCCACACGCTCTTGTGTGCGTGCTTCGAGTTAAGGATGTACGTTGCCCCTCCCTTCCTTCCTGACTGTTCATAGCAGGATTTCGTAGAGGGGGTGGGCAGCCTCGTATCTCGATGCTTCTCCTTGAGACCTAGGGTCCCGATAAACGTTCGTAGTTTGTCGAGGATCGCCTGGCTCGGGAGGGGGCTCTTTTCGGTGATACGCTGGATGGCTTCGCGAACACTTGTCTCTATCTTCTCTGCCTTTGGCTTCGGTAGAATTAGGGCACGAGAGAGTGTACTCGCCAAGAAGGCAGAAGTGTCGGTCTTACTACGGTAGGATCGCGCTTTGCCGATATGGAGAGCTATCTCTCGTTGCTCGTTCGACCAGAGCTTCGCCATGGTCTCAGGCCCTCTGGCGAGGATGTCGATGATGTCGGCTCTCAGTCGACGCACGATATGTCTGTTTCCTGGCCCGAACCTTGGTTCCTTCAGGATCCCGTATCGTAACTCAAAGAACGTCCTAAAGGCGGACCAGTTCGAGACAAGAATCTTGCGATTAGCGAGACATTGCTCTCGGAAGTGCGACCGGATGGCAGGTAATCCCTGAAACCCATCTAAAGAGTTCAGAATATTAGGTTTACCTAATACTCTCTTACCAATGAACATGAAGTTCCGTAGAGACGTGAGTATATAATCACCTCTCTGCTTCTTGTTCCTCGGGTTAGACTCTATTCGAGGGGAGGC